CCGTCCTCATATCAAGATTGAGGATGAGATTCGTAATGCCAAGAGCAATACGATGCAAGAACCAATCAACCCAAAGACTCCATCGAAAGATGATCCATACTATCGATTCATTCTAGAAGAGATGTATGGAGGTCTCACTCACTTTCAGTTCTCACATGAAAAGATGGAGTTCTTAAAAGTTCGCTCAAATGATACATTCTCATTCATTGAGCAACAGGGATATGATTACAAGCAGGTTGGAGCTTGGCTAGAAAAGCATGGGTATGATAAAGAAGTCGAGAAGTGTAAGTATAAGTATGCTAAGCTTGCTTCTGGTGGTAACGTCATGCGTCGCGGCACCATCGTACCCAAGGACTTCATCGGTGCATTTGTCGGCCACTATCCGTCAATGCTCACACACCCAGACCAAGACCGATACATCAACTATCGGGAGGCTCTCTCAATCATGGGTATGCCTCTCGATTTCGAATTACTGAATCCCAAGAAGTCGGCCAATCATATCTGTCAGAATGTTCCGGTAAGGACTGCTAGAGATATGGTTGTAGAGGTTAACGAGGTCCTCCTTGGAAACCGACCATTCCTCGATTCCAACTACACATATCAGGTAAACGCGCATCAGTCTCACGAAATTTGGGAAGAAAAAACTCCTACGACTCTAGTAGACTTCTTTGCCTAACTATAAATAGAGGGTTACTATGTCTTTAGTGGATATGCAAATGGGAGAATTTCTTTCTCCAACAACTACAAAACCTCAAACCAAAGAACCCATTAACTACAAGTTCAAAGAAGACTTGTATCTTGATGAACTCTTAACTTATATCTCGGCCACGTATCGAGGACACTATTCCCAGTCGAAGATACAGTCAACCGAGTTCATCATGGACGCGGGTCATGGTGAGGGTTTTACGATTGGGAATATCATTAAGTACGCTCAGCGTTATGGCAAGAAGGCCGGTAAGAACCGTGCCGATATCTTGAAGGTTTGTCATTATGCCATCATGATGCTCTACGTACACGACACCTTCAACTCCGAAAAGGAATAAAATGCGAGTCTATATCTTACTCGATAAATCGACATCAATGCTCACTCGCTGGGCGGAAACTCTAGAAGCAATCAATGGTTATGTCGCCGGTCTTACTCCAGATACAGAAGTCTATCTAGCGGCCTTTAGTTCTGAGTGGCAACATGAGGACTATAGAGTTCTTCGTAATGAACCGGCAGCCTCTTTCCAACCACTCACGAATGATGATGCATCTCCAAGTGGTGGAACCCCTCTACTCGATTCCATGGCTACCATGCTCGATACGGCATTCACCGATAATCCTGAGCTAGCCTATATTGTTATCATGACGGACGGGGAAGAGAATTCTTCGCGTCATAATAATAAGAAGGTTATCGAAGAGAAGCTCGCTCGTGCAGAAGATCGTAACTGGGAGGTCATCTTCCTTGGAGCCGATTTCGCTTCTGTTCATAATCAGTCGACTGGCCTCGGTCTATCCAGCACCAAGTCTCTGAATATGTCTGTTGGAAATTATAAAGATGAATTCGCAAATCTTTCGAATTTGACTAATGTATATACAGCGTCGGCTGGTACAGTGCGTACTAACTTTAGCAGCACCGATCAGGCTAGAGCAGAAACAAAGAAGAAGTAAGCATTTCAAATGGGTCAGGGAATCGAAATTAAGATTGAAGTAGAAAAGCTTCGAGAAAATAAGATAATGTTAGCCACTCCAATGTATGGAGGGCAGTGTGCCGGAATGTTTTGCAAATCGGCAATGGACTTTTCGGCGTTATCAGTTCAGTATGGAATGAAGCCAAACATCTACTTCATGTTTAATGAATCTCTGATTACGAGGGCGAGGAACTACTGTTGTGATGAGTTCTTACGTTCGGATTGTACTCATCTCATGTTTGTTGACTCTGATATTGGGTTCAATCCTCATGATATTGTAGCACTCCTCGCCCTTATGATTCAAAGACCAGAGATAGATGTGATCGGTGGTCCATATCCCAAGAAGTGTATCTCATGGGAGAAGATTAAGCTCGCCGTAGATAAGGGAGTCGCCGACCAGGATCCGAAGATTCTTGAGAATTTCGTAGGAGACTTCGTTTTAAATCCAGTCGGAGGAAAGAACGAGATCAAGATTGATGAGCCGACTGAAGTAGCCGAGATTGGAACGGGTTTCATGATGCTCAAGAGAGATGTTCTTGAGAGATACAAGGAAGCGTATCCAGAACTATCGTACAAGCCCGACCACGTGAGGACGGAGCACTTCGATGGTTCGAGAGAAATTCATGCATTCTTTGATACTGTGATCGATCCAGAGACTAAGCGCTATCTTTCTGAAGACTATATGTTTTGTCAGTATGTAAGAAAGATGGGAGGAAAGATTTTCCTCTGCCCATGGATGCAGCTCCAACACGTCGGTTCATACATCTTTGGTGGAAGCCTTAGAGCTCTTGGTTCTATTGGTGCTCCAGCGACAGCCTCTCTAGCAGAACTTCAGAAACAGAGGAAGAAATAATGGATACCGGTGAGTTAAAGGCTCAGGAAGAACTCAATAATCAAGAATTCTTTTCTGAAGAACAAGAGAGACTGATCGAAGAAAGAATTCGTAAACTTCGACGTGAGGGTATCTCTCTAGCAAAAGTGAATAGACACACCGGTGAGCCTCACGAACATAAGAGGGAAATTGCTAGACGCCTAAGGCAACAAGCCAAAAACTAATTGACATTTGTAGTACTTTTGATTATAAATCATGTATCACTTTAGTGGAGTTTTATACAATGGGTAAGAAGGTACGTTGTCGCTCGAAGAAGACTTCGAAGGGTCAGCGTCAGAATATTTCTCGTTCAACCGTGCGTCTCGTTAGAGATTCTCGTACTGAAGGGGATAAGTACATCAATAAGCTTAACGCCTGGAGGAAGGGTAAGAGGGGTTACGTCACTATCGCAAATCCCAATCCTCATGAGATCGATAAGCCATACATCAAGGTAACATTTGAGCAACACTTTGGCGGACTATTTAAGGACGTCAAGTATCGTGTGCGCCCAGCAGAAGATAAAGATAGGGTAGAAATTTAATATGAAGCTTGATTCGCGTACTCTTCAGGTTCTGAAGAACTATTCATCGATTAATCCGAGCATCCTCTTTCGAGAGGGAAATACGCTCACCACGGTTACTCCAACCAAGACCATCTTTGCGAAGGCGAATCTTGAACAAGAATTCCCTTCACGATTTGCGATCTACGATCTCAATAAGTTCCTTTCGGTTCTAAGTCTCTTTGATGAGCCAGACCTTCAGATCGGAGATAAGTCTGTTACGGTTCAATCGGGTCGTAAGAGAGTGAACTATGTATTCGCCGATCCCAATTCTATCGTAGCTCCAAAGAGTGATACGGTCAACTTCCCAGAGGCAGATGTTTCTTTTGAACTGACCGCCGAAGTTCTAGCCGATGTCACTAAGGCTCTTGGTGTTCTACGTCAGCCGGAAATTGCAGTTGTCGGAGATGGAGATAGGATTTCTCTTCAGACGACTAATTCAAAGGACCCAACTTCAGACGTTTACTCTGTAGATGTCGGTGAGAGTGACAAGGTGTTCACTGTCTATTTCAAGGCGGAGAATATCCGTCTTCTTCCTGACACATATCAGGTTGATATTGCTCGAGCCGGTATTTCTCGGTTCAAGTCTAAGGACCTCGAGTATTATATTGCGGTCGAGCAGAACTCTAAGTTCGACTAAGCTCGAGGTGACGACCTGAGCTGGCTGTTCGCAAGAACAGTGGGAGAGCGATAGAACTGCAGAAAATCTATCGACTCTCCCTTTCTTTTATTATGGAGCAGATATGCGTGAAGATTTCCTCTGGACGGAAGTGTATCGTCCAAAGAAGGTCGCTGATACTATTCTTCCGGCAGACCTTAAATCAACATTCCAAAAATTCGTAGACAATGGACAGGTTCCGAACCTTCTCCTGTGTGGAGGCTCTGGTGTCGGTAAGACTACTATTGCTAAGTCCATGCTCGATGAGCTCGATTCAGACTACATTCTAATCAATGGCTCCCT